GGAATGTATAATAAATTTCAAGACCTTCAAAAAGAAAGTGTGAGGCTAAACGGACTAGCGGCAAAAAGCCGAGAAAAATTAAATGGGGCGAAAGATCTATATGCAGATGCACAAAGGGACGGAAACTCTGAAACAATTAAAGCCGCCAAACAAGCTTTAAATCGGGTTCAAAAAATTTACAATAGCTGGGCCCATAAAAGTAGAGTCACAAACAACAGCGTGGCTAAATTCCGCCCAATAATGAGCCCATATGGGCACGCGCGAAACTTCATGGGCGGTAAGTCAGCTGAAGAAGAAGCTGCCGCGGGCCAATTAACCAGGGACGAGGCCGCCTTGAAAGCTGCCGAAGCCCAACGCGCAGCAAAACTATCTGCGCAACAACGCGCCGCGGAAGCCAAGAAGAAAGCCGACGCAGAAAGGCGCCGGAAACGCAATTTGCCTCCGGTTCCGATACAAGAATCTTTACGCAGAAACAAAAACAAAGCTTTTAAAATTCGAATCAAAAGGAGAAAAAAATAAATGGCAACAGTATATGAAATCGTGCAAGGAATTGCACAAGCCGCAGCAAATGCATATGACGGATCACATGTTGAAGGATATTCTGCAGATGAAAAGTCAAGAGAAGTAGGTTTAAAAAGAGAGGAGGGAGACCCTATAATTGATTCTCGCGTTATGGATGGCTTTAAAGTTAAATTCCATGGCGATAAATTGGTTGTCCTTTATCACTCTGAAATAACTTTGAAAGAATTTCACGCTAGAAACTTTGAAGATGATATTGAAAGCACCTTTAATGATATTGCAAAATTCCTCAAGAAAGAATATAAGAATATTACAAAGAATACGCTAACTTTAACTCCAGAAGGAGACGCAGATATCCATGCCCAAAGCATGTCGAGAAAACGCAATTGGATTCAAGCCACAAAAACTTATAAAATTGGAGGCTTGGGAGATGTTGAGCCTGTCAAAGGCGGAAGCCCTGAAGATCGTTTAGACGATGCAATGAAGAAGTGGCTTGCTCTCGGTGGAGAAGGTGCTAAGAAGCCACAAAATGTATCTATCAAGGGGTAACAAGTGGCATATCAATTAACAAAAAAAGAGATGACAAGAGAGATCCTTAGATGCGGAAAGGATCCAGTTTATTTTGTTAATAACTATGCACGCATTTCTCACCCATTAAAAGGCTTAGTCCCATTTAAAACTTATGGCTACCAGTCAGATTTATTGAATGACTTTGATGATCATCGATTCACAATTATTCTTAAAGCACGCCAATTAGGGATATCAACAATAACTGCTGCCTATGTTGTATGGTTGATGCTTTTCCATCGCGACAAAAATATTCTTGTGATGGCTACAAAATATACTACTGCCTCTAATCTTGTTAAGAAAGTTAAGCACATGCTTAAACACTTGCCGGAATGGGTTCAAATATCAAAAGTTGAAGTAAATAACAGAAGCTCTTTTGAATTAAGTAATGGGTCGCAGATTAAAGCTTCTTCCACATCTGCAGATGCTGGTCGATCAGAAGCTCTGTCTCTATTAGTTGTTGACGAGGCCGCGCATGTTGAAGGTTTAGACGAATTATGGACAGGTCTATATCCAACACTTTCAACAGGCGGTCGATGTATTGCGCTTTCAACGCCAAATGGCGTTGGGAACTGGTTTCACAAAACTTATATTGATGCTGATTCTAATAAAAGTAATTTTTATCCTATTAAATTATTGTGGGACGAACACCCAGATCGAGATGAGCAATGGTTTGAAAAAGAAACAAAAAATATGTCCAAAAGACAGATCGCACAGGAACTGGAATGTAATTTCAACGCATCAGGTGAGACTGTTATTCATTCAGATGACATAGCAAGAGTTGATAAGACGGTTAAGCCGCCAAAATATAGAACAGGGTTTGATAGAAACTTTTGGATCTGGGAAGAATACAATGCAGAAAATAGTTATTTGTTATCTGCAGATGTTGCTCGTGGCGACGGAAACGATTACTCCGTATTTCATATATTTAAGCTGGAAACCATGGAGATTATTGCAGAATATCAGGGCAAATTAACTCCAGATCTTTTTTCAGAAGTATTGTTCAACGCCGGAAGAGAGTTCGGGAATTGTATGATTGTGGTTGAAAACAATTCTGTTGGGTTCTCAGTATTAGAAAAATTAAAAGAAAAAGAATATCCAAATGTTTATCACTCTGTTAAATCTACACATGAATATATTGATCAATTAACTGCAGAAAGCCTTAACGGTACAATTGCTGGCTTTACCACCTCTTTAAAAACAAAACCACTTTTAGTTGCCAAGTTTGAAGAATTTATTAGAAATAAAATTTTAATAATTTATTCTTCGAGATTAAGAGCAGAACTAGATACTTTTATTTGGAACAACGGGAAAGCAGAATCCCAAAAAAGTTATAATGACGATTTGATTATGGCCTGCGCAATTGGTTGTTGGGTTAGAGATACTGCAATCGTTGAAAATAAAAGAGATTTAGAGTATAAAAAAGCGCTGTTAGGGTCTATAATAAAGAGTAATTCTATCTTGGATACAAAAATTCCTGGAATGGTTAAAAGTAGAAAAGACTTCGAAGAAGAGAGAAAAGAATTAAAAGACCACGTATGGTTACTAAAAGGATAAAACATGGCAAATAGAAGCAAAAACCCAAAGGATTCAACTTGGCCATTATTTAAAAAGCTAACTAGATTATTTTCAGGCCCGTTTGTTAACTATCGCTCACAAAGCACAAGACAACTATCTAGAAGACGGTTAGACAAATATAGCAGTCGTTTTAAAGATGTTGCAGGACAAAAGTTTCAAAGATTATCTTACAACCCATTTGATAATCTTTCTGCTAATATCATGGCTGCGCAAAACAGAGCGCAGAGATATATAGACTTTGATCAAATGGAATACACACCAGAGATTGCTTCTGCATTAGATATCTATGCAGACGAAATGACAACCTCTAATAACTTAAGAAGAATAATATCAATTGAATGTCCAAATGAAGAAATTAAAAGCATTTTGGAAACGCTTTATTATAATGTTTTAAACATTGAATTTAATTTATTTGGCTGGTGTAGAACAATGTGCAAATATGGAGACTTTTTTCTCTATTTGGATCTAAACCCAGAAGTCGGCATAACAAATGTTATTGGCCTTCCAACTCAAGAAGTAGAAAGATTAGAAGGTGAAGACAAAACAAATCCCAATTATATACAGTATCAATGGAACACCGGCGGATTAACTCGTGAGAATTGGCAGATGGGTCACTTTAGAATTCTTGGAAATGATAAGTATGCTCCCTATGGAACTTCTGTTTTAGAGCCAGCAAGAAGAATTTGGAGGCAGCTGACACTTTTGGAGGACGCAATGATGGCATATCGAATTGTGAGGTCTCCAGAGAGAAGAGTGTTTTATATTGATGTTGGCAATATCTCTCCACAAGATGTTGAACAGTATATGCAAAAAGTTATAACATCGATGAAAAGAAATCAAGTAGTTGATCCGGAATCGGGCCGAGTTGATTTGCGCTATAATCCTATGAGCATCGATGAAGATTACTTTATTCCTGTTCGAGGTGCGGTACAATCGACTAAGGTTGAATCATTGCCAGGCGGGACATACACAGGCGATATTGAAGATGTTAAATATTTAAGAGATAAATTATTTTCTGCATTGAAAGTGCCTCAGTCATATCTTGCACGAGGAGAGGGAGCAGAAGAAGATAAAACCACACTTGCGCAAAAAGATATAAGATTCGCTAGAACAATCCAAAGGCTTCAGAGATCAATCGTTACAGAGCTAGAAAAAATTGGGGTTGTTCATCTTTTTACAATAGGTTTTAGAAGTGACGATTTGATTTCATTTAAGTTAACTTTAAATAATCCGTCTAAGCTTGCAGAGATGCAAGAACTTGAGCACTGGAGAACAAAATTTGATGCTGCTGCTTCAGCGACTGAAGGCTTCTTTAGCAGAAGATGGATAGCACAGCATATGTTTGGCTTTAGCGATGAAGACATGATTCGAAACCAAAGAGAGATGTTCTTTGATAGAAAATTTGATGTAGCACAAGAGGCTGTACGTGAAGCTATGATGGCTCAAATGCAAGGTGCAGCACAAGGCGCGGCAGAGCAAATAGGACCGCCAACAGAGGCGTCTCCTCCGGCAGAAGGTGAAGAAGCCCCAGCAGAAGGCGAAGAAGCTGCCGAAGGCGAAGAAGGTGCCGAAGGTGAAGAAGGCGCCGAAGGAGGAGAAGGCGAAGAAGGAGAAAGTGCTTTATTAGCAGCACCACCAGGAAAGCGAGATGAGAATTGGTGGAAAGTTCAAAGGGCTGATGCTCTTGGTCGGCCAAAACAAACTAAGACTTCAAAATCTAAAGGAAAATGGTACAAACCAGTAACTTATGACAGAAGAGATATGGGAGCTAGAAAGAGACACTATAAGAGCCAGTGGGCGGATGAAGTTGGCAAAGGCACAAAGCGCAATATTTATAAAGGTGGCGATATCGCCCATGCCGGCGCCCTAGAATTTCTTGGTCTAGGTAAAAATGCCATTTATGAGAGAGACGAGACTACTTATAACAAGGAAGAGAAAAAGCTCTTAGAGTCGAACAAACAACTGCAGGATTTGATTAAAGAGTTGGAGCTAAAAGATGAGACTAAGGCATAATAAGAAAAGAAATACAGCATTTTTATATGAAGTTTTAATCAGGGAAATCGCAAAAAATGTTTTAACTGAAAATGACAATGAAAAGTATAAAATCATTTCACTGTTAAGAGATCATTTTTTAGGAGAAACTGAAATCTCACGAGAATTAGAACTATATAAATCTCTTTACGAGACAAAGGATATGGAGCCTTATGTCGCTGAAAAGCTTATTCAAGAGGCGAAAAAATCTTATGCCGAATTAGATCAGGACAAAATATTTATGGAGCAAAGCATAGTTATTTCAAAAATCAACAAGGTGTTATCAAAAAATGTTTTTTCAAATTTTGTGCCGAACTATAAAAACCTCGCCACAATCGCTCAGATTTTTAGCGGAGGACAAGCTGTAAAGAGTCGTGTTTTGCTTGAATCTGCTTTGCTTAAGCGCATGACAAACTCTGCGGAAGTACAACAGACTAAAGTTCCAGTTAGCAATTTAGTCTATAAGACTTTTATTAAAAAATTTAATGAAGAATATAATAATAAATTGTTGGAAGAGCAAAAAACATTATTGAATAACTATATTTTATCCTTCACAGACAATGGGGTTAGTTTGAAGCTGTTTTTAAACGAAGAAATTAGTCGCTTAAAGAAGGTTTTAAACGAGGCCCTTGAAATGGATGGCGTAAGAGGGGATTTAAACCTAGTGAAGAAAACTAATGAAGTTCTCCGTGTAATTGAAAACTTTAAAAACAAACCAATCGGTCCAGATCTGTTTAAACAGATTTTAAAAATACAAATTTTAGCAGAAGAGATTAAAAACTAATGCCAGATATTGATATTGAAATTGAAGAAAGAAAGCCAGACATTAATATTGAAATAATTGATGAACCAGAGGGGCCTTTGGGCGAAAAGCCAGAAGAGAAAGAGCCTCAAGCACAAATAAGTTTAAATATTAGAAAAATGTTAGATGGCAGCTTGGTTATTTTTGACCACCCCGATATCGATATTATTGTCATGCCACATATGTTTAAGATTGTTACTTTTCCTAAAGACGAGATGGGTGATCATATTTATGCGGCGCAAAGTCGGCTGTTTAATTTTTTAACGAAAAAAGGGGTTATTGTTTTAGACTCCGTACAAGGCGGCAATTTGTATGGTTCGTTAGAAGCAAATTTACCTCCTCAAATTTTTGATGGCGTAGATCCGATACAAGTATCTGTACTTGTTATTGGAAAATTTATTCAAGAAGAGCTTCCACACTACAGTCGTGATAGTGAATATCAGGATGACGTAGAAAAATGGTTGCTAGAACCTGATGATGATTATGTAACTGATTTAGATAAAGCTGCAGAAACACATGGACCTCGCAAGGGCGTAATAAATCGTTGGCCAGGAAGCACTGCTGCTTATGGCCTTACAGGAATGCATAGGGCTTAATTATGAGTGAACAACTTTCTAAAAATTTTAGAAAATCAGAATTTAAATGCAAAGATGGCACAGAAGTGCCTGATGAGCTTATGGATAACTTAACGGAGTTGGTAGAAAACCTCCAAGTAATTAGAGATCATGTTGGTAAGCCAATTCGTGTCATCTCTGGGTACCGATCTCCTACATATAATAAACGAATTAGTGGAGCCAGAAGATCTCAGCACTTACAAGCTAAAGCAGCTGATATTATCATTAGTGGTATGAGCCCTGCAGATGTCAGGATAATGATAATTAAATTAATTAGAGAACAGAAAATTAAAAAAGGCGGCATTGGACTTTATACAAATTTTGTTCACTATGACACGCGTGGCTGGAACGCTCGATGGAAAGGCTCCGGCGTGAAAGATTATAATAGGTAATATTTTGGATTTAATATATTTTATTCTGGCTGCTTACGGACTCACCCAGATTCTGATCAGCGGCTCAATTTTTAATAAAATTCGCCCTCCTAAAGAATGGCTTTATAGCTTTGGAAAATTGTTTCATTGTCCAATGTGCATGGGCTTCTGGGTAGGCGTATTTTTATTCGGAATAAACAAATGGACAGAACTATTTAATTTTGACTATACATTGGCAAATGCACTTGTATTAGGGTGGGTAAGTTCAGGAACTTGTTATCTTTTAAGCGCGCTAATTAATGATTTTGGTTTTAAACTGACTTTTAAAAATGAAGGAGATTGTGATGTTGATTAAGAGATGGATGATACAACCTGTTCGCCACTGTTGTAAAGGCTCTGAACACGCGCGGGTAACGCCCGCTTAAGAGGATTTGAATTTTATGAGCAGAAAACTCCTAAGAGAATATTATGAACTGTGTCCCGGTGGCATATGTCAAGATCTTTTAACAGAAGAAGAAAAGAAGCTCGTCAAAAGTGGAGTGCTTATCCTTACTGGTATAATGCAAAAGGCAGAAGCTTTAAATGGCAATGGGCGAATATATCCAAAAAAAGTTCTAGAGAAAGAATTAAAAAATTATCAAAAATTAGTTAAAGAACGCCGAGCCTTGGGCGAGTTGGACCACCCGGATGATTCCGTCATAAACCTTAAAAATGCTTCTCATTTAGTTACGGATTTGTGGTGGGAAGGTGAGGACGTTATGGGAAAAATTCAAATTTTAAATACGCCCTCTGGTCAAGTACTCAAAGCTTTAGTTGAAGCCGATGTGAAGCTCGGCATATCTTCTAGAGGCTTAGGAACTACCAAAGATAAAAATGGGAAAACATATGTGAATAATGATTTCCAATTAATTTGTTTTGATGTTGTTTCAGAGCCCTCTACTGATGGCGCATTTATGGTTACTGAAAACATGGAAAGACAGTTAAATAATATTTTTAC